CTCGCCCTCTTATAGTTGCGAAATTAGAGGAGTTTATAAGAAATAAACTAATTAAGATATATTCTACGCGAACTGTTAATGAATTTAAAACTTTCATTTGGAGGAATGGTAAACCACAAGCAATGAAGAGTTATAATGATGATTTGATCATGGCTCTTGCGATTGCATGTTGGGTTAGAGATACCGCCCTCCAGGCTAATGCTAGGGATTTAAATTATCAAAAGGCGTTCGTTGATGCAATTTATACAGTTAAAACCACAATGAACACACAAATAAAAGGCCAAGATGGGTACAAACAAGGTAATGTAGCTGATATAATATCTGAAGCAAAGTCCCATTGGGACGAATATAAATGGATTATAAAGTGAGAAAATAATGGCACCACCAAACAGAAATCAAGGAAAGAACCCAGCTAATAGAGATAATCTATTATTTAAGGCACTAACGCGTCTTTTCTCGGGCCCAATAATCAGTTATCGTTCACAAACCGGTCGCCGGATCCGCCGCCAACATCTAGATAGATTCTCCTCTCGCTTTAAGACCGCATCAGGTCAACAATTTAAGAAGTCTCAATATAATCCCCTCGATACGATCGCTTCAGACGCAATCCAGAATCAGCGCCGTTCCGAGAGGTATGTTGATTTTGATCAGATGGAGTATATGCCAGAGATCGCATCCACGATGGACATTTATGCAGACGAGATGACAACGTATTCGGAGCTGCGCCCGATGCTTAATGTGAAGTCTGCTAACGAAGAGATAAAAGCGGTCCTCACTACTCTATATGAACAGATTTTGAATATCCAATACAACCTGTTTGGTTGGGCGCGCACGATGTGCAAATATGGTGACTTCTTTCTTTATCTTGACATTGATGACAACTTTGGTGTGAAGTCGGTCATTGCTCTCCCACCAATGGAAATCGAAAGATTGGAAGGCCAAGACTCTACAAACCCCAACTACGTTCAATATCAATGGAACTCTGCCGGGATGACATTTGAAAACTGGCAGGTCGCACACTTCCGCATTCTCGGCAACGATAAGTACGCCCCTTATGGAACTTCCATCCTTGAGCCGGCCCGCCGCATCTGGCGTCAGCTTGTGCTTATGGAAGACGCCATGATGGCCTACCGCGTTGTACGCTCTTCAGAACGACGCGTCTTCAAGATTGATGTTGGCGCTGTTCCTCCTAATGAAGTCGAACAATATATGGAGAAAGTGGTTACTCAACTTAAGCGGCATTCTGTGGTGGACGCCAATACCGGCCGCATTGATCTTCGCTATAACCCCATGGCCGTCGAAGAAGATTATTTCATCCCAGTCCGCGCCGGATCGGTTACAGATATTAGCACACTCGCCGGCGCGCAAAACATTACACAGATCGATGATATTAAGTATCTTCGCGACAAGCTCTTCTCCGCTCTAAAAATTCCTCAATCCTATCTTTCTATGGGCGAAGGCGCCGCAGAAGATAAGACCACGCTTGCCCAAAAAGACATTCGCTTTGCACGTACTATTCAACGACTTCAGCGCGTGATTATCGCAGAGCTAGAAAAGGTTGGTATTATTCACCTTTACACCCTCGGCTTCCGAGGCGACGACATTCTTAATTTTAAGCTTGTTCTTAACAACCCATCCAGAATCGCGGAGCTTCAAGAACTTGAGTTCTGGAAGCAGAAGTTTGATATCGCTGCAGCAGCTACCGAGGGTTATTTCTCGCGCCGTTGGGTGACAGAACATGTATTTGGTATGTCCAATGAGGACTTCCACCGCAACCAGCGCGAGATGTACTATGATCGTCATCATGATGCTTCCTTACAAGCCGTAGCTGAGGGTGCTGCAGCCGCCGGCGCCGGCCTTGGTGGTGGCTTAGGTGGTGACCTAGGCGGCGATCTAGGCGGTGACCTAGGCGATGAGCTAGGTGGTGAGCTTGGAGGAGAACCTGGAGGCCCAGAAGAGATGACACCCGGCGCCGCCGGTGAACCTGGTGCGCCAGAAGAGCCCTCCACACTACTGGCAGTGCCTCCTGGTTCGCGTAATGTCCGTTACAAAGGCGGCGGAACGTATCAGAAAGTTAAGACGGACCGCCGCCCCGCAGGCGCCAGAAGTCGCTCTATAGCGGCAGCTGGATCAAAAGAAAAGAGTAGCTCAACGCATCGAAATACCTTTCCTGGCAAGAGAGATCTGGATACTCTAACAGGAATGCACGGTTTAGCAGGGATTTATGAGCAAGATGAATCTATTTATAAGCTGAGAGAGAAAACAGAAGAAAACAAACTCTTTGAGATGAATAATTCTATTCGACTTCTGATAGAGGGTCTTGAAGAAAAAGAATTATTAACGGAGCAACAGAATGAAGACAAGACACAACAAAAAGCGTAACACAGCATTTGTTTTTGAAGCCTTGGTGCGCGAAGCAACTGTGGCTGTTATAAAAGAAAACTATGAAACCAAGGACAAGGCGGTTGCACTTATCAAAAAGCATTTTGCTCCTGGCTCTGTTCTTTATAAAGACCTTCAAAACTATCGCTCCCTGTATGAAAACCAAAACCTTCCCAGAGAAATAGCAGAAAAGATTGTAAAGGAAGCAAAGCTTGCCAGTAGAGTTATGGACCCACACGGATTGTTCGTTAGTCAAAGTGATTTGATCGCAGATGTGAATAAAGAACTTACCCCAGAAGTGTTTAACAATTTTGTACCAAATTATAAGACCCTTGCTTCGATAGCTCAAATGTTTTCCGATAAGTCTTCACCCAAGAGCGCAGTTATTCTCGAAAGCAATATTATTAATAATATGACTTTATCAGAAGACAAACAAGAAATATTAGAGCCAATTGATAATTTGGTTCTTAATTCTTTTATCACAAAGTTTAATGAAAAATATCATCGTGGCCTTCTCGAAAATCAGAAAATACTCCTAAATTATTATATCACCTCTTTTGCTGATAATAGCCTTACGCTTAAGACATTCTTAAATTCTGAAATTACAAGGCTAAAAGAAACACTTTCTACTTCATTAGGTGACGAGATCATTAAACAAGACAAAGACTTGACGGACAAAACCAATCAAGTTATTGAAAAATTAAATCATTTCCATCACCAGGGTGTTGATGAAAAATTAATCTTAAGTGTATTACAAACACAACAGCTTGTAGAGGAAATAACCGAAGATGGCAATTAAGATCACAATTAAAAAAGGCGAAGAATCTGCGATTGTTACACTAGAGATGAACATTCGCAAAGCCATTAATGGTGATTTGATGATTTTTGATCATGGTGATATAGATATTGTTCTTTCTCCGGCGACCAATAAAGTTATAGCCTTTCCTAAAATTACAATGAACGATTTAGTTTATGGCGCACAAAATAGATTATTTACGCACCTACACAAGCGAGGCATTGTGATGCCCGAATCTATTCAGGCCGGCTCGTTTTTTGGTGCCCTTGAAGCAGATTTACAAAAACCATTTAAAGAAACTTTAGACGCTGCCAAATTTGCATTAGTTAATATTTCTACATTTATTACCGAAGAGCGCCCCTACTTTGAATCTACAGAGGCGATTGTTGCGATGGATAACGATGAGCTGGTGCATCCCGATAAAACAGATTCTACTGAACTTGGAGAGGTTCCACAGCGCGATGAGCAAGGATCAATTAGACCAGGGTATATAAGAAATCCATACGCTTTGAACTATCTCTTTACGGTATAGAGATAAAGGATTTTAAGATGAAATTAATATTGGAGCGTTGGGACAACTTTCTTAATGAAGCTTTTGAAGCTTGTGAAACACCCTTTAAAGTGGGTGATTTAAAGTTGGCTACTGATATTGTCAAATATTTAGATGACCAAGAAGCGGCTAATGAACGGCTAGAACAATTAGCAAAATCTCCATTTAAACGATTTCTAAACAATGCCAAGACATTAGCAGTACCAATAGCTAAAATGGGTTTTTGGGCTGGTACCGCCGCGACTGGTGTAGCTGGCCCCGCCGTCGCCGCGGCAAGCAGCGCCGTGATGGCTCATGACGCCGGCGAGCTATTGGGTCAAGTTTTTATGTTCGGCAGCAGGAACGAAGAGAACGAGAGTATCAAAGAATTTTTACTTACCTTTTGTGTTGATCAAGAGACTCTAGATTTAATCGAAGATAAGTTTCAGCCAGAATATCTTAAAAACAGTGGTGTTGTGGAGGAACTAAAGAATTACTTCGAAACCGCGAACGATGATGCACCTCTCCCCGATATCACAGCGCACTTGGTACATTGGCTCAACACTGAATCAGACTACAAAAAGAGCGACAACACCCACATGGTCGCGAAAGATTAAAAATGGAATTACTAGCTTTTATATTATGCGCCTATGGGTTGACACAAATTTTGGTCTACAGCGATCAACCTATTCTTAAAAAATTAAGACCAGCGAAAGATTCACTCAGGGGATATGGAAAGTTGTTTAATTGTCCAATGTGCATGGGATTTCATGTAGGTTGGTTTTTAATGCTACTTTCTCCGTACACCGAACTATTTAATTTTGACGTTAGTGTCGCTAATTTCTTTATTCTCGGCTGGTTGTCATCTGGAACATCTTATGTTCTGAATATGATCTTCGGAGATTCAGGGATTCAACACTCGCCT